GATGTGTCCTTGGTCGTTCACGTGAAAAAAAAATAAATATTTAATTCCGCTTAAAACCTTAAGAACTCTCAGAAATAATCTTATTGCTATTGAGAATCATTTTCACCATATATAGAGATTTTTGAGAGGCCGAAGGGGGTAAACGGCGTGTCCACCTACGTAACTTGTACTCGAAAATTAGCAACAAAAATATTTCAGACCCTTCTAGACCTATTACGACCCACCGGAACTATAGAAAGATTGTTTAAAGAGTTATTAGTAGGGTCATGATCCTTATGATGAACGTCTCCATTAGGCTTTTTACCGCCATTTTGCTTCTTTTTAAGGGCTAAAGCAGCATTTCTACCAGCTCTACGCCTCTTTTGCCTCTCAGAGGCGTGGTAAGAGTCATATTCTTTGCGGTAGTTACGAGTAGCCATAGTTTTAAGACTCTTAATAATATTATATTGTCTTTAAATCCCTTCTACTACCTCTTTTAAAACCTTTTAAAAAAGATTTTTTAACCTCTTTATTTATATATTGTAACTATTAATAGTAGGCCTTTAAAAAATTTTAACAAAATTTAAAAATTTCGTCTTCTTTAAAAGGGTTCAATCCAGTTAGAACCACCAGACCCTGCAGAGGCTGCTTTTTGAAGGTCTTCAAGGGTTTTAGCGTATCCAAGTACTCCAACGTTAAGACCACCTTCACCTTGAATAAACTTTCTTTCTAGTTCCCATTGTTGTGCTTCTCTAGCTTTAATAGCTTTATTTTCAGTTAAAGCCATATTCTCAGTAAAGTACTGAACTGCCATAGCTAGAGCGTCTAGTCGGTCATCGTGACGAATACTATTCTTCTCTTTGGATATTCTGGTCATCTGCCAGAAAAGTTGATATTGAGATCTAGTTTCGCCTGGATAGCACTCTGTAGTGGAGATATCTTGTCCAATTATGTCCGTATCAACCATCAATCTGTGTTGATTCATGACAGGTTCAAGAGTTTCAATAATTCTGAGCTCTTTCTGTTTTGTATGTCTGACCTCTTCAACGGTGCAAGGGTATATAGTCCCCAAGTAACGCTTAAGAAGTTCACTAAACATTCCAAGTCCAAGGTTACTTTCTACGAGTATTTCTTTAACCTTGTACTCCTTAGCAATGAGTGTAAGCTTTTTGAGATTGACTTCACTGTAACCACCCCTAAGACCTCCAGAAGCGAGGAGGAACAGGTTTCCATTGAGATAAGCGACTACAGCGTATCCAAGCTCATCACTACCTTTCCCAGAGGGGTCTATGGCGAGAACTACACCAGTGTACTCGACAAATTCATTCCCGATTTGGGCGGGTTTGTAAAAGAGATCACCGTGCAAACCTACAGAGGGCAAATCTAAAGCTTTATCACCGTTAGCACTCCAAACAACCTTATCTGGACCCATAGTACGATTGAGTCTAAATACGCATAGATCTTGTAGTTTTAGAGGATATTTTTCTGAATCAGACAGGCTAATATCTAATAGGAACTGGAGGTTAAACGTGGAACGTCCTATAGATTCCTTTCGAGCCTCTAGTTCCTCCCAACCAAATCTTCCAGGGTCTGTAGGGTGACCAGCAAGAGTATTGTCTTCTTCAAAATCTTTTTGAATTTTAGGAGCTAAACGAGTTCCGTAATAGTCTTTAAGTTTCTTAGCGGTAGGGTATAAAGCAGGCCAAATACGAGGGGAATATCCAGCTAGTTCTAACTTGGCGTAAATACTGTCTTGAGTGTGGGGAGTACCTAGGAAAACGATCTGTCCTCCAGGTTTAATAACAGAGTCAAACTCTTTAATACTTTCTCTGAGTTTGTCTCTTATAAGCTGCGTTTCACAGCTTTGAGGGGTTTCTACGTCATCAGCTACGATTAGATCTGCCCTAGATCCAGTGATCTGACCAAAAATACCACTTGATCTCACTGAAGGGCTTTGATCAGGCTTTGATCCAAAGACATCGAATGCGACCTTAGAGAACCTCTGAGTATCACTAGGAAATAAATCTTGGACCATAAACCAGTTCCTAAGTAGGTCATGGCAGAACACGCTAAAAGCGTCTGCACGGTCTTGAGCCGCTGAGATAACCAAAACCTTAGTATCGGGATCTTTCCGCAGTCTCCAGAGCACATAGCCTGCTGTGAGGAAGCTTTTACCACAACCTCGGTAGGCCATGATAATTCTACGGTTAGGACCATTCTGTAAGTAATCAGCTAACTGGTACTGAACAGGTGTAGGGCTTGGAAGCCTTAGAAAGTGCCAAAGATGGGTAGCAAAAACAGGGAAGCTAGTTAAAGCTTCCTTAATAATCTGTTTTTGATTGGCATTAGGCACTTATATAAGATTTAACTTTGGACATATCGATCTCTGGAAGAGCTTCAATCATCTCCCCTATAGCAGACATATCACCATTCTTATCGAGGGTGATACCTTGGTCTTTAAGGAATTTAATAGCGTTAGCTAAATCTGAAGCTTTAACGTTATCGGAGTTAAGTTGATCTACCAGTTTGTTAGCGACTAACCGATGAAGAGCTTGTAACTCCTCTTCAGTTGCCATTCCGATTGATTTTCTTCTAGCCATTGTCTTGTTCCATTTTTTGGTTGTACTTAAGTAAGGCTTTACTCCAAGGAGAAACGTAAAGCTGTGTTACTTTTTTGGGAATAACTTAGCCTTAATTAATTCTACGGCAGCATCGTCTATACTGTTATCAGTAGACTCTACAAGCTTTGTAAGTAGATCTACAATTAACTGCTTAACTGAATCAGATTTTAAGAAAGCGAAAAGAATAGGCTTAACTAGAAGAACCATTGGAATAGATTAATTCATAGTAAGAATACTACTAATCCATCCAGTTGTAATCCCGCCTTCTAGTTTTAGCTTTTTTCTTGATTTCTATAAGGCTTAAGAGCCTATTTGCATATTCAGGATCAGCAGAAGCACTTTGTTGAATTAGGAGTTCTGCAAATAGAAGATACACACGCTCAACATCCATCTCCTCACGAAGCTGAACTTCAGGCGATAGAAGCTGCTTTAGTTTCTCGTGCCAAGAGACGTGAGAAGGAGTTTCATTCTTTGGACCACTCCTCCACATATCCGCAAACTTCTCCTCGATTGATTCAGGAATGTACATCTGAATCATGTCGAGAGCTTCCTTCTGATGAAGCTGACCAGAGTAATAGGTAGCTACATCACGTAAAGAGAATCTCAACTAACCGCCACTTCTTGCTGAAGAGTTAGATGGGTTTCTTTCTATCTTGTTACCATGCTTATCAACATAGTATTGCCCTTTGAAAGGGTTATACGGTGGTTTAGTGTTCTTCTTTTTAGGGGCTGGTGTAATCCCTCTATCTTCTGACATAGTTTTAAACCGTGAATTTGTTAGGTTTTTTAGGTGGATAAGGAGGAGCTTCGTTTGGATTAGGTGGCCTATAAGGTCCATCCTCTCCAGGTACGTTACCTCCTTTAGCTATTTTCCGCTTTGGAGGAGCCTTAATGATTCCTCTGTCTTCTGACATCTGTTAATAACCTAAGGCTTTAATTGCTTTATTGTACTCTAAATCGCTCATCATACCAGTCTCTCTCATAACATCATATTGAGCTTTTCTCCTTTTCTGTATTGCAGTTTTAGCTTCATTAATAAGCCCAGTACCTAAGGGTATGTCAGAATTTTTACCTTTATAACCGAACATTTACTTTTCTCCTTTCTGTCTTTTACGGTAAGCAGTCATAGTACCATCAGCTACAGATTGTGGGTTTGTGATTTCACTAAGTAAATAGCCATATATACTACCCCTTTTAAGGAGATTTATAATTGATCCAACTTTGCCAAGTTTATCCTTACTAATAGTAACTTTATTAGATTTTGGTTGAGGTTTCGCACCGCCTACTGTATGCTTACCACCTTTCCAACTTTTAGACCTTTTCATTTCTTGGGCTCTATTACGAGAGCCTGAAACCTTCCTACGTTTAGATGCGGGAGGTCTAGTTTCAGAAGAAGTTACTTCAGCCATAATTTTTCGTCTTGTATCCCTTAATTGTACTCTTTTTTGGCTTAGAGTCTTTCTGAAATTTCTTTGCTACGCTAGGCTTATTAGCGTATAGGTATTTTTTCTGTTTATCAGATTTAAAAGGCATGGCAGATGAAAAGAAGAATCTTTTAGAGAAGCTTAAAGATGGCGAGGAGCAGATACAAGTCCTTGGTACATTTGTACGCCTTGGCGTAGTAGTCTGGTCTGGATTTATCATTAGTTTAAATTATTTACCCCTGCCAGGGATGGATAATAAACAGAACAATGATATAACTTTCATAACTTTCGTTTTTACTTCAGCTCTCGCTACCTTTGGGATTGATACAGCTAAGAAAAAAGACCATAAAGATAAACCAAGTGGTGCTACCCAGCACATAATTATAGAAACTCCTATTAAGATTGAAGGAGTGGATAATAAAAAGGTCACAAAAGTATGAGAAAATGTTTATTACTTTTGCTACTGCTAGCTCCAGTTGCTGCAAGGGCAAATCCTATTACCCCAGCCTTCACTCAAGGCTCTATGCAGAGTACTACAGTGACTCAGATAGATATCGAAGAAACGATAGAGACAGAGGTATTTGGAGGTGCATATTCTAAATGGACTGGAGAAAATATCCTTCATACTTCAACAAGTTCTGGAGGCATAGTAGATACAGATTCAGTCTTTACAGTTCACACTGCTGGAGATCCATTCACACTGGAGATAACAACCAGAGCAGCAGGGGTAGTAGAGACTCACGATATAGAAAGAACCATAGAGCAAACTTCTACTACTACATCGCTCTCTGTCTTTTCTCAGTAAGTCCTGTATTAGCAGAAGAACCAAAAGTAAGTAACACCTCAAATCCGCAGGCGGCTGCGACAGGAAATGTAACCAATCAAGCCGTACAATTTCAAAATAATGGTGCGCCTTCTAGACAGCAGTTGGGACCATCCATTGTTTGCAACGGTTCTACCATGACATTCTCTCCATTTTATATGGGTAATCATGTCAAACCTTTTGATGAAGATATGTCGCCTGAGAGTTACACAATGAATGAGAATTGGGGTGTTCAGTTAAACTTTATGGTCCCACTTGACGGATCAATTACTGAACTTTGTAAGTCAATTGGTAGAAGACAAATGGAGAAATTAAGACTTGATTATGAGTTAGTTCGTATTAAAGAATGTGCAGCTCTTCAAAAGTCAGGCTTTACCCTGCGTCCTGGGAGCCGCCTTGAACATATTTGCCACGACGTTGTACCAATCGTTGCCGTGACCAAGAAAGTACCTCTTTCCCCCTCTTCTTCTGAATCCTCTTCAAAACCTGAGTAATTACAGGTTTTAAGACTTGTACACATCTTTTAAATACAGCAGTAGCCGTTAAAGTGGCTACTACAGATACTGAAGCTGTAGTACCAGCAGCTACTAGGATTTCCTGTTTTGGTACTGGTAGTTCGTAGTCTGTAAAAGGTATAGTGAACGAAGTAACTTCTTTAGGTAATGAAATTTCTGGCGATTGTTTTTTTGGGGTTTCTTCTTTGGATTTCTGTTCCCCACCTTCAGAAGCTACTCCTGGGGGTGCTCGTAGATCAGAAGGTGGAACAACTAAAGGGCGGTATGAAGGAATTAGTGCCTTCGGTTGATCCAGAGTTACCCTTGGGATCTCCAGAGCTGGAGGAAGGTAATAGCGTGGTAGCTGGAGAGGGTGGGACTCTCCCATCATTTAACTAACTTTTAGTATTATCATCCTTTATCCGACTAACCAACCAGTAAAGAAACAATACCCTGAATTACTAGTATCACAAGCCTTATTAATTTTAAACCAAACAGTATTTCCTGCTGATAAATTAGCTGATCCATTGACATTATTTACATAATAACCATTAGCATCTATATCAGTATCAAAGTAAGACCTTCTATCTGTACTATGAGAAATTTGCCCGTGGTTAGACATTAGTTCTAGTAAATCTTGGATATTATCACCATCACTCCAACCTTTTGTCAGTACTTGAGCTGAGAAATAATAAACACCAGCTACAGGAGCTGTATATTTACCTGTTGAACTATCGTAGTTACTACCAGGATCAAAGGTTTGATAATTATTATCCATCCCTGCTAATTTAACAATATCACCAGCAGACCAAGATTGGTTAGCATTAGAACGTACACAGAAAGCTGCTGATCGTTTACTAGGCTGTGTTATATAACCATCTTCATCAATACGCAAACGCTCAACTACTGTTCCTCCAGGTTGTGCTGTTGAAAAAGTTATTCTTCCTTCATCTTTATTAGTAGTATCACCACCAGTCACCATTCTCATTGTAGCAACACTTGTGTTATTCCATTTAGCATCAACTATTGCTATAGCGTTATCAGCAGTTGATCTATCTGCATCAAAATTGAGACTTGTATAATGATCCCCATTATTAGTAATGGATAGACCGTCGCCACTTGAGTCACCTGTAATGGCTAAAGCGCCCGCATCATAAGTAAGAGTAGATTCACCTGCTATAGCATTAGCACCAGTTACCGTAACAACTGTGTTATTGGTTGAGCCTGTTAAAGTTGGTCCACTTGTTGGTAAAGTTTCAAAAGCTGGAGGTGATCCAGCTCCTGTTGATGTTAAGACCTGACCATCTGTTCCTGGTCCTACTGCTACCGGATTACCTGATGCGTCATAAGTAATAATCTGACCATCTGTACCAGAGGCCATCTGAGCAAGTCCAACAGCATTGTCAGCTAGTTTGCTACCAGCTATAGCTGCGTCAGATTTAATATCTGCGTTAACGATAGAACCATCTTCGATTCCACCAGAGTTAACTTTGTTGAGTGCGTTTGCCATGGTTAGTCTG